CACCCTCGGGACCCAGGTGCGGCTGCCGGACACCCAGGCCGCGCCCCGCACTTACCGCACCTGCCCGGTCACCGGGCTCAAACTTCGCGCAGATGAGGACCAGTAGCCGTGAGTGTCTACAAGCGCGGGGAGCGCGTGGCGATCATCCGCGCTTGCGACCCCACCCACATCGAGGAACTGTTCCCCGGCGTCATGGCCCCCGCCGTGGCGCTGGAGTTCCGCGACCGGGAGAGCGCCCTACCCTGCCGGGCGTGCAGCCAGGCCGCCCTGCTGGCGCACCCGGAACGACGCGCGGAGCAGTTGAAGCAAGACCTCGGCCTGCTGTTCGGCCTGGAGTAATGACGATGCCCACTGATATTTGCCGCTGCCGGAAAGCGGACGGCCACCTGTGCGGGAAGACCGCCACGCACGCCGCCCACCTGACCGCGTTCCGCATGTCCCTGTCCGTCCCGCTCTGCACGACCCATAAGGACGAACTGGACCGCCGCCACCAAGAGCAGCCGGAAGTAGCCCTCCCGCGCCCCCGCAGCCTGGCGGGGATGATCTTCGGCAGCGACTTCGATTAACCCTGTTTCCGCACCTGAAAGGAACCCGATGAGTACCGCCCTCGCCAACCGCCAGCCCCAGGCCCTCGCCACGCCCGAGGCCCCCGGCAACCTGATCCAGTTCCAGCCCGACATGATCGAGACGATCCGCAAAACGGTCGCCTCGGGCATCAAGGACCCGAACGCCTTCCTGATGTTCATCAACTATGCCCAGCGCATGGGGCTGGACCCGCTGCGCCGGGAACTGTACGGCTGGACGGACAACACCGGCAAGCTCGTGATGATTACGGGCATCGACGGGCTCCGCCGTCTCGGCGGCCAGCGGGCGAAGGTTACCGCGATCAAGTACTTCTTCTGCGGAGAGGACGCCCAGTGGACGGACGTGTGGACGAGCCGCACGCAGCCGCCCGTCGCCTGCAAGTGCGAGATGTACCTGAAGGGGAGTATCCAGCCGGTGGAGAGCATCATCTACTACGATGAGTTCTTCATGCCGAGCAACCCCAACTGGAAGTCGAAGCCGCGCCACATGCTGATGCTCCGGGCCGAGGCCCACTGCTGGCGGAAGGTGCCGGGAGCCGGGCTGGAACAACTCGACCTCCTCGAAGAAGGCCAGGAGCCGCCCGCGCCCGTCGCCACGATCACCGAGACGCCCCGCGAGACGCCGCCCGCCTTCGCCTCCCTGGAAGCGCCGGACGAGGTGTACGACGAGCCGTTGCGGCCCACCAGCACCCCGACCAGTGGCAGCAGCAGTGCCCCGCCGTCGAACCCGGCCCCCGCGAGGACCAGCAGCCCACCGCAGCGGCCCCCCGTCGCCACCGGCACGCGGACCCCTCCGGGGCAGGCGGAAGTTCACCCGCGCACCCGCGCCTTCAACCTGTACACCCAGTACGGCGGCAAGACCACGGATCAGGCCACCTTCGCGGTGCATGTGGCCGTCGCCACCGGGAACACGGACATCGAGAAGATCCAGCAGGTGACGCCGAGCGAGTGGGATGAGTTCGCCGCCAAGCTGGACCGCTACAAGTGCCTCCCCGGCGAAGAGGGCTGGCCGAAGGAAGCGGAGTTCGTGGACGAAGCCCCCAGCCTGAACCTGTAAGCACTGCCTACGCCGCGCAGGGGCTTCCTGCGCGGCACCTGGAGAACGACGATGAAAACGATCTACCTCGCGGCCTTCCCTGGGGGGATGCGAACTGGAGACATGATCAGCTATGCCCTCTGCGAAGATGGCGTGTGCCTGGCGCAGCATCTATCATCCAGCCTGGAGTTTGCGAAGCATGACATGGGGCTGACCTCCAGTTGGAAGCACAACGCCTACCACAACCACTGCCCTGAAGGGTATCAGTTAGAGTGGGTGGATGACCCCGAGACCGACGCTGGCTGGCTGGCCGCCAAAGTGCTCAACCACGCGGCGGCTGTGCCGGAAAGCGAGGCCGCCCATGTCTAACGTCACCGATTGCTCCGTCACCAGCGACCTCGTACGCGCCACACTACGAGCCTGTGAGGACTTGACGCCCCAGCCGGAACCCGCCCCCGCCCCCGCGCTCTCCAGCGTGGCGCAGGCGCAGGCGATGGGCTTCGACGCGGAGACGATTGCGGACCTGCTGGCGCAGGGGCTCCTGCAAGCGGACGCGCCGTGGCGACCGACCACCCTGGACGACCTGAACTTCCTCGCCGCGAGGAGCGCCCAGTACGACGCGGAAGAGGAGCGGCTCACCACCCAGTATGAGCGGCGGCTGAAGCGGCTTTCGCAGCGCCGGAAGTGGCTCGCGCTGTACGCCGAGGACGCCGCCGCTGTGCTGGAGGCGCACCTGCCGCGCACGAAAAGCGGAGCGTACGCCGCCAAGAGCCTCGACCTGGACGACGGGCGCGTATGCCTGCGGACGAAGGGCGGCGGCTACCAGGTGAACGAAGGGCAGTACCTGGAGAACGTGAAGCAGATCTGGGAGTCGCCTGTAGTCTCTGAACATGATCGAGTGCTGTTCCAGGCAGTGCGGGTTATGAAACGAGACGTGCTGTGGGGGCCTTCGGCGGTATCGAAGATGGTTAACGAGCCGGACGAATGGCAGGTGGAAGTGCTCAAGCAGCCGATCCTCGCCTACCTGAAGGAGCACCCCGACGCGATGCTGCCGGGCGTGTCAGAGATCCCCACGCGGGAAGAGTTCGTGATCGAGAAGCGCAAGCCGAAGAAGGAGCCGATCGATGCCAACGTGTGACTGCATCGAGATGGTGGACGCCGCCCTGGAGAAGAGGAACCCGGAGTTCGAGGTCAGCGTGCTCGCCTCTTACGGAACGCCTCGCGTGGCCGTGGTGGAATTGGCTTGCCAGAAGCGGCGGCCACGCTCTCGCACATTGGCCCGCCCACCCCGGCTGTACGCCAACTATTGCCCGTTCTGCGGCGTCGAGTATGCCCAGGAGAAACCGACCGATGGACCTTGAACTGTTGAACATGCCGGACGGGTGGGAGTACGGGGACCACGGCGAGCCGTGGAATGACCAGTACTGGCGGAAGGAGTACCCTCGCGGCGGGATCGGGCGCATCACCATGACGTACGGGGACACCCTGCGCGTCTCCGTGCAGCGGACCATCGAAACAGCGCACGGCACGCTCACCGCCACCTGCGAGGTGCTGGAGTGCCCCGAGTACCCGGAAGCGGTCGCCTACGCGGACGCGCAGGCCGAGCGGATGCTGCCCCTGCTGGCAGTGGTGGACCTGGCGGTGGACATGCTGCCCCCTGCGGAAAACGGAGGCGGCGACTAATGGCCCAACGACCGATCGACCGACTTATGAACGAGGTAGCGTGGGAGCCGGTGCCCGCGCCGAGAGCGGCGGAATTCTACGAGTTACTGCCCTACGTCACCCACCGGGGCGTGCTGCAGATCGACGCCGTGGAAGTGGAGTTGGAGGTGCTGCAACTCTCCAACGGCCAGCGGGTGATTACGGAGGAAGGGATGCGGAAGTTTCTCGCCTGGGTCAACGAGGGTAGAAGTCAGACAGCCGCCAAAAAGAATTGCCCGGTTGCAGAAGGACTCACCCCTCGGCTGGTAGAACCTCCTAGCAACCATTAGAATTAGCCGGGACCGCACGGGTGACAGCGTGCCCCTGGTGCCAGCGTCCGCCCCAAACGGACGGCGCAACCGAACCCCGCGAGTGACTGTCACCACTCGCGGGGTTTCTGCGTCCGCTAGAGAACCGTCCACCATGAAAGTCGAAGGCTTCCACCACGCCAAGCTGCTCCTCGCGGCCCGCGATCTCGGCATCTCCGTGAGCCACATGCGCGGGATCATGACGAGCATCTGGCACGTCACGGCCAGCCACCACCCGCAGGGGGACATCGGGAGCTACAGCAACGAGGAGTTGGAAGTGGCGATCGACACCGGCCTGGACATCGAGCGCGTGGTGGAGGTGCTCGTGGCCCGCCGCCTGCTGGACGCCCACCCGGAGGTCCGCCTCGTGGTCCACGATTGGCACGACCACTGCGAGACGTGGGTGCGGAAGCGCGTGGAGCGGAACAAGGTCAAAAAGAACTGGCGCTTCTACTCCCAGGACGGCAGCACCCCCGAACCCGGCGACGGCGGCACGGCCCGACCCGCGCAAACACCCCCGGCCCCCACGCCGCCTGCCGAGCAACTTCCGGTGGAGCCCGCCGCCGTGCAAGACCTCGAACCGCCGCCCCTGGAGCCGCGCCAACAGGCCGCTGCCTACATCAAGAACGTGGTGCAGCCGGACATCTACCGCTTCCTCGGCTCGGAGGTGTGCGGTACCCCGTACCAGGACCTCCTCGACCTGCTGGAGACGGTCATCAAGCACGGAGACGGCCACTGCCTGACGGTGGAGTTCTGCCGCCAGGTCACGGACGCCACGCAGCAGGGCTTCGACGCGAAGGGCGAGAAGCGCGGGCGCACCGCCAACTGGTGGATCAACACCTTCCGCGACCTGCTGAAAGAGGCGACGAAACCCGCCCCGGCTCCGAAAGCCGAGGTCGCCCCGCCGCCGCCCCGCGTCTCCGTCCCGCCGCCGAGGGCCGGTGCCCCGCAGGCCGTGGCCGCCGAGGACCGGAGCCTCTACGTGCAGTATCAGGCGCACCTGGAGGCCGGGCCAGAGTCCGATCTCTGGATGCAGGAGACCGTTCTCACCCGCAGCATCCTGCACCGGCTCTGGGACGCGGAACAGGCGAAGGTGACTGCGTGAACGCCTTTACCATGTTTGCTGGCGGTGGCCTCTGCGACGTAGGGCTGAAGGCTGCCGGGTTCACCGTCGTCGGAGCCGTCGAGTTCTCCCCCGAGATTGCCGAGTGGTACGTCCACAACCACGGCGACCACTGCCACGTCGCGGATGTAGCCGACGTGGACTACCGCCCCTATGCGGGGACCGACCTCCTGTGGGCCTCGCCCTGCTGCACCAACGCCTCGCAGGCCAACGTGAACGCCGGGGAAGAGGACACGGACCACCGCAGCGCGGACGCCGTGTGTCGGGCCATCCGCGAGATCCTGCCCCGCTGGTTCACGCTCGAAAACGTGAGCGGCTACGTCCATTTTGCCAGTTTCCAGCGCATCTTAAACACGCTGCGCGAGTTGGGCTACCAGACGCACCATCAGACGTACAACACGGCGGATTACGCAGTTCCCCAGACCCGCAAGCGCCTGATCCTCCGCGCCTCCCGCGTCGGGCGGGTACCGCACCTGCCGCCCACCCATACGGAAGGCGGGGCAGGCGGCGGGCTCTTTGACGAGTACGCACTCCTGCCGTGGGTCGGCTGGTACGCCGCTATCGAAGACCTGCTGCCTGCCCTGCCCGAGAGCAAGTTCGCGGACTGGCAGATGAAGCGGATGCCCGCGTGGCTGGACACCTGCCTCGTAGAGAGTAAGAACGCCAATCAGCAGTACGGCGACGGTCGCCGCCAGGTTCACGAACCGGCCACTACGGTTATCACGGACCATAAGCCGAGCCACCTCCCCAAAGCCTTCCTGTGCCAGAAGCAGGCCGGGGCGCGGGGAGACTGGCGGCGGGACGATGAGCCCAGCAAAACCATTGCCGCCACGGATGGCGCAGCGCAGCGATTGGCCTTCCTGGTAGACGGGCAGCAGACTCGCCCCCTGGCAGGCGGGGAACGGGGACTCTCCGTGCCGCACGGAGAGTCCCCGGCGCTGACGGTGTGCGCCACGGCCATGCGCGGGCTCCCAAGGGCGCTCCTCGTAGGCGATCAATACGGCTCTCCCAACACGGACCCTGAACGCAAGCTGCTCCTGCGCGAGCCGGGCCAGCCCGCGTTCGTAACGCGGGCTGGCGGGAACGGCGGGGCGCTGCCGAAGGCGCTGCTGGTTCATCCCAACGATATGCGTTCGATGCCGACAGTAGTGGCGGAAAGCCCTTCATTCACGGTCACCGCAGGCGGTGCCCTTTGCGGATCACGCGGAAGCGCGGGGCTTGAACCCCGCGCCTGGCTGGAGCAGGGCCGCGTGGTCAGCATGACGCCTCGCGCCCTCGCCCGCTTCCAGTCCTTGCCCGACACCTACCTGCTCCCCGACAAGAACCAACTCGCCTGCAAAATTGTGGGGAACGGCGTACCAAGCCTTTTCGCCCAACGCATCGCGGAAGCGTGGAGAAACAGCCAGTGAACGCCCTGCCCCCACCCGACGACGCGCCCGGCTACCGCACGCCCCCCGTCTCCCTGGACGCGGAAGCATCTACCCTCGGCTCGTGCTTCATGTCGAAGCACGCCGTCGCCATCGTGTGCGAGGAACTGGACCTCCAGCCCTCCGACTTCTACAACGGCGGGCACCAGAAGGTCATGTCCGCCATCCGCAAGCTGCACCAGGACGAAGAACCCGTCGACCTGCTCTCCGTGCAGCAAGTCCTCGTGGACCGGGGCCAACTGGAGAAGGTCGGCGGCATCGCCTTCCTGATGCAACTCGGCGAGGCGACCCCCACGGCGGCCCACGTCCGGTACTATGGCGAGACCGTACGAGAGAAATCTACCCTCCGCACGCTCATCGTAAACGCGGACCTCATCACGGAGTTGGCGCATAACTCGGCCCTGGAGGCGAGCGAGATCGTCCACTCCGCCGAGGAGTTGATTGCCAGCGTGGCCCTGCGCCGGGAAGCGGTGCCGATCTACACCGCGCACTCCCTGATGGTGCAGAGCCTCGCCTCCTTCGCCCCCGGAGCCACTCGCCCCCCGACCATCTCCACCGGCTATGAGGCCCTGGACCGGATGCTCCACGGCGGCTTCCGGCTGAAGGAGTTGAGCCTGATTGCGGGCAGGCCCAGCATGGGCAAGAGCGCGATTTCCGTGGAGATGAGCCTGGCGTCCGCTCGGGCGGGCTGGAAGACCGGCGTGCTGTCGCTGGAGATGACCCGCGAGAAGTACACCGCCCGCTACCTCTCTTCCCTCGCGCAAGTGAACCTCGGGCACATCCTCGAAGGCAACTACCGGCCCGGCGAGTGGGAGTTAGTCGCCCGCGCCGGGGACGACTTCGCCCAGCTCCCGATCGTGCTGACGGACGAGCCCGCCCTGACGGTGCAGGCCATTCGCGGCGTGCTGCGCCGGATGGTGCGGGAGCACGGCCTCCAGATCGTCTTCATCGACCAACTCCAGTGCATCGAGCCCGAGGGCAAGAGCGAGAACGCCAACGCCGCCATCACCAAGATCGTCTACGCCCTCCAGGCCGAGGCGAAGCGGCTGAACATCCATATCGTGCTCAACTGCCAGCTCAACCGCAACAACGAGAAAAGGGAAGAGAAAAGGCCGATGATGAGCGACCTGCGGGACACCGGCTCCCTGGAGCAAGCGGCCCGCATCATTATCGCCGTCCACCGCCCCGACTACTACCAGCGCCACCTGGAAGGCCAGCAGGACACCGGGCGCGGGCTGCTCGACGCGATCCTGCTCAAGAACGACTCGGGCGGCACCGGCAGCGTGCCCCTCCAGTGCGACCTCGGCATCTGCCGCATCTGGGACCCGCACAACCCGTACCCCCTCGTGCCCGACCCCCTCCCCCACGCGGAGCTAGACGTGGAAGAAGTCCCGCCCCCGGAAGACCCCGGCCAGCGGTTCAGGAGCCATTAGGATGACCGACACCACCGCCCCCGTCCGCATTCTCGTGGGCGACTGCCGGGAGATGCTGCGAACCCTGCCCGCCGAGAGCGTGCATTGCTGCGTCACGTCACCCCCGTATTTCCAGCTTCGGGACTACGGGCACGAAGCACAGATCGGCCAGGAAGCCACCCCTGCCGAGTTCGTGGCGGAATTGGTCAGCGTGTTCCGCGAAGTGTGGCGCGTGCTGCGAAACGACGGCACCCTCTGGCTCAACCTTGGGGACAGCTACGCCTCCGCGTGGGCGTGCAACCGCCGCTCTGTCGTTGGGGCCGGGTCGCTGGAACACGGCAAGCGGGAAAACCGCCCCAACCGCCTCGGCGGTGGGCTGAAGGAAAAGGACCTGATTGGCATCCCCTGGCGGGTAGCCTTTGCCCTGCAAGACGACGGGTGGTACTTGAGGTCGGAGATCATCTGGCACAAGCCCGCGCCCATGCCGGAGAGCGTGCGGGACCGCCCGACCAAGAGCCACGAGCACATCTTCCTGCTCACCAAGCAGGAGCGTTATTACTACGACGCTGATGCCATTCGTGAGCGGGCGGGTGCCGATCTTCGGAACTGCCGCGACGTGTGGACGCTCAACCCCGAGCCTTCCACTGAAGACCATTACGCCGCCTACCCTTCCGAGATCCCCCGCCGCGCTATACTCGCGGGCACCAGCGAACACGGAGTTTGCGCGGCCTGCGGGACGGCGTGGACCCGGGCCGTGGAGCGCACGGCAATGGTCGTTCGCCGTACAGACTGGGGCGACAAAGCAGGGAACCGCACAGCATCTAGCGGCACCATGCTCAAGCCCCCTACTTGCCGCACAGTCGGCTGGAAGCCGGGCTGCGACTGCTACGGTGGCGTAATCCCCGCCACCGTACTCGACCCCTTCGGCGGCACTGGCACCACCGCCGCTGTCGCCGTGCGCCACGGTCGGCAAGCGATCCTCTGCGAACTCAACCCCGAGTACGCGGAAATCTCTCGCCGCCGCTGCGACCGCGAGACGGGCCTGTTCCAGCCGCACCGCACGGAAGTCGTTGCCGCCCCCGCCATGCCCGTACAGGAAGCCCTTGCCCTATGAAAACCTACAAGCTCGTGTGGGACAACGCCCTCGGCAAGCACCGCTGGCTCACGTTCCAGGCCCGCACGGAGACGGAAGCGCGGGCCGCCTTCACCCTGGCGCAGCGCGTGGGCGTCGAGTTTCACGGCCAACGCTTCGCCCTGCGGACCCTGGACGACCGCCACCTCGCGGGCTGGAAACCTACTCTTACCCCGCTTGCTACCCCGTTAAACAAAACACTTGACGTTTGACGCCTGCTTTGTTAGACTTCGACTAGGCAACCAACGAGACGATTGCCACCAACGCCAGAGAGGGTTTGTTAGTATGGACGACAACCGAACGTTAGACGAACTCGCACCCAACCTCGCCCTGCTGCTGCGCCGGACGGACGACGGCACCCTGCTCCGTCAGATCGAGGAGCAGTGCATCCACCTCTCGAAGCTGGCGATGGAGCGGGGCGGCAAGCCCTCGCTGACCATCTCCTTCGAGTTCAAGAAGTACGATCAGGTGAAGCTGTCAACGAACGGACGCCTGACGACCAAGGAGCCGGACCCGGCCCGCACGGAAGCGATCCTGTTCATGACGGACAAGGGCCTCCAGTCCCGCAACCCGCTCCAGACCGAAATGCACAACCTGCTCCGAGTGGAAGGATAAGCCCCAGTGAGTACCCCGAACCACAGCACCGAGACCGAGAACGCCGTCGCCCTGGCCGCTGGCATGAAGCTGGCGGACGTGAAAACGCAGAGTATGGAAGCGAATGGCACGATAGGCAGAGCCTACGCCTTCGTGCCGGAAGGCGTGAAGCCGGTGGACCTCTCGCTGTTCATGCCGTTCCCCGACCGGGTGCGGGAGAGTCCGAAGTTCCCGAACCTGCTCTCCTTCGTGCAGTACGTGAACCGCTTCAAGACGGACGACACCGTGATCTTCGCCAGTGACGCGGACGACACGCTGGACGCCGTGATCGACTACCACGGCCCCGCGCAGCCCCGCCACGGCGAGCATGTGCCGCAGCTAGTCCTGAAGAAGAGTGAGGAGTGGCTGGCCTGGATGCAATACAACGGGCGGGCGCTCTCCCAGGAAGCCCTCGGAGACTTCCTCGAACTGCGGGAGTTGGACATCCTCTCGCCCGACAGCAGCAAGATCCTGGCGGCGGCCCGCGACCTGAAGCTCTCCAAGGACTGCGCCTTTGAGTCGAAGGTCAACGTGGTGAACGGCAGCGCCGTGTTCCACTACGCGGAGACGGTCACCGAGCGCAACGAGTTGAAGCTCCCCGTCGAGTGGGTGCTCTCGCTGCGACCTTACCAGCACTGCGACCCGGTGCAGGTGCAGGTGAAGGTCCGCTACCGGCTCCAGGGCAAGAGCATCGCGCTCACCTACCAGTTGGTCCGGCCCGAGAAAGTGTTGGAGGCCGCGTTCGCCAACGTGGTCGAGAAGGTGCGGGACGGCCTCAAAACCGTGCCGGTCTACGTCGGCTCCCAAGGCTAACGTGTCACTCACCGAGGACCTCTACGGCCCTCGCGGCGTGCAGCCCCTCTACGTTCCCGGCATGGGCGTGTTGAACGTAGAGGCGGTCGCGCTGGCCGAGGCGCGGCAGGCAGGCTACCGGGAAGCGGGGATCAACCATGAGCGAAGCAGTGACCGACGACCCGTTCGCCAGCACTCCCTCCGCCAACCCCGCCGAGTGCGTGGTGAAGCAGAAGACCGTCGCGCAGCAGGAGTTCGTGGACCCGCTCGGGGGCAGCCTCGCCGAGAAGCCGAAGAAGGTGAACCTGAACCCCTTTCAGGTGAAATGGTTCATCAGGCAGGGCTATCTCCATGAAAACGTCGAGCGGAAAAATCACTACGGCGGCGTCAAGAACGACCTTTATGGGTTCGGGGACTTTCTGGCAGTGCGGGGCGGCGACACCCTCCTGGTGCAGACCACCAGTGCGAGTAACGCCGCCGCCCGGCTCAAGAAAGCAGAAGCCCTGCCTGCCTTGAAGGAGTGGCTCTCGGGACCACGACGGTTCGAGGTGCATAGCTGGAGCAAGCAGGGCCGCTTTTGGATAGTGAAGCGCATCGAGGTCCGCCTGCACGGCGACGGCTTCGAGCGCGTGCTGATTACGGACGAGGAGACGAACTAATGGGCTATTGGAGTTCGGGGACGGAAGGGATGGATTGGGAAGCGCGGTGGTGCGAGCGGTGCGTCCACCAGCCGGAAGAGGGCTTCTGCGCGGTGATGGAACTGCACCAACTCTGGAATTACGACCAGTGCGCGGCGGCCAACGACCGCTACGAGAAGAAGCCAATCAGCGACCCGGTATCCGAGGCGAAACTGATTGCCCTCTCAACCCTGATCCCCGAAAAAGGCTACGAAGGACCGATCCACACCTGGAACGAGTGTCGTATGTTCCACGCGAAGCCGGTAGTGCCTCCGCCTACCGCGACCCAGATGGCGCTCACCGAACTCCGCAGCCTCGTGCTGCCGAAAGAAGATCAATGAACACCGCTACGACCCAAAGGCTCCAGCGTGAGGCGGACGCCTGGAACGCGCAGAACCCCGTAGGCACGCCGGTCGAGTACTGGACCGGCATCCGCGACCTGCACCCGAAGCGCGGCACCATCCGCCACCCCGCGCAGATCATGAGCGATCATCTCTCCGCGTGGGTGACGGGTAGTGCCTCCTGCATCGCCCTCTCCCACATCCAGCCGCTTACCCGGATCAAGTGCTTGACCCTCTGGCAGCCGTGGGCCTCCGCAATGGCCGTGGGCGCAAAGCAGATCGAGACGCGGGGCTACCCCGGCGAGAAGCTCGGCCTGCGGGAAGGCGACCTGGTGGCGATCCACGCGGCGGCACGAAAGATCCGTGCTGACGAACTCGGCTTCCTAGACTTCCATCAGGTCTTCGATGTGCCCTCGGCGGAATTGCCCTATTCATCCGTGCTCTCCCTGCATCGCTATAACGGTTCCGCACCCGCCCAAGCCCTGCGGAAGACCAACCTACTCTCGGAATTGGAAGAGATGCTTGGCGACTACAGCGACGGACGCTTCGGCTGGCACCTGCCGCTCGTGCGCCGGTTCGAGACGCCCATTCCGCACACCGTCAAGCAGGGCATCGGCTACTGGACCCCGCCTGCGGGCCTGGAACTCCTGCCGTGAAGACCCGCACCTACCACCCCACCACCTACGTCCCTCGCGGCGAGACGTACGGCAACGTGACCCCGGAGCAGTGGCGGGCGGGCGTGGCCTACGCGGAGACGCGCACCGTGGAGTTCCTGAAGGGGAAGCCGTCGTGGGTGGACGCCGACTCCCTCCAGAGCGAGGCGTTCCTCGGGCTCCTGAACGCGGCCCGGCTCTACAAACCGGAACTCGGGCGCTTCATTACGATGGCGCACTACGCGATCGACCGGAAGCTCGGGCAGGGCTGGATCATCCAGCAGAACCAGGTGCGGAACCGACCCCCGCACAGCCGCTTCTGGACAGAGCCCGGCCACGACCCCGACGAGCCGTTTATCCCGCTCTCGCTGCAATGCCTGGCTGCCGAAGGGGGCACTGTCGTCGGCGGAACCCCCTTCGAGGAACTCCAGATTGCCCCCAACGACACCGCCGCCGAGGCGCTCCGGGGCGTGGCGTTGGACGCGGCCTCCGAGCGGCTGGCCCGGCTCACGCGCCTGCTCTCGCCGCAGGAGCGGCGGATGCTGTGGGAGCGTTACGGCGAGGAACGCTCGCAGCCGGACATCGCCCGCGACTACGGCATCACCCGGCAGGCCGTCTCGAAGATGATCCGCTCTGCGCTGATCCAGGTGCGCTCTACCGCCCGCCTGCTGGGAGATACCCCATGACCCTCGGCCCTTCCGATCGGTTCACCTACGTCGGCGCGGACGGTCAGCGCGTCGAGGGCGTCGTAGCCAGCAGCCCGAAGCCGGGCGACCTCCTGGTGCGCCTGGAGCGCGTGGGCGGACGGTGCCTGAAGCTGCCCGTCGAGGCGTACTGGCCGAAGGGCGAGTGGCAGCCGGGGCTGGAAGTGCCCGGCGCAGAGCCAGTAGCAGAAGCCCTCCCCGAACCCCGCGCCCAAGTGGTGGCAGGCTGCTGTTTGACGCACCTGCGGACCTTGCCGGACGCCTCCGTGGACTCCTGCGTGACGGACCCGCCAGCCGGGATTGCGTTCATGGGCCAGGAGTGGGACGGGGACAAAGGTGGACGCGACCAGTGGATCGCCTGGATGCAGGAGATTGCCGCCGAGGTCCTGCGCGTGCTGAAGCCGGGCGCACACGCTTTCGTGTGGGCGCTGCCCCGCACCTCGCACTGGACGGCCACGGCATGGGAGAACGCGGGCTTCGAGGTACGTGACCGCACGGCGCATGTGTTCGCCACCGGCTTCCCGAAAAGCCACAACGTCAGCAAAGCCCTGGACGCGGCGGCAGGCGTGGAGCGAGCCGTCGTCGGCCAATTACCGCAGACCGGAGCCAAGTTCAAGCTCACCCAGGAGACGATCGACAACGGCGGCTACAACGACCCCGAGCGGGAGAGTTATGACGTGACCGCCCCGGCGACCGAACTGGCGCAGCAGTGGGACGGCTGGGGCACCGCGCAGAAGCCCGCCGTCGAGGACTGGTGGCTGTTCCGCAAGCCGCTCATCGGCACCGTGGCGGAGAACGTCACCCGGTTCGGCACCGGGGCGCTCAACATCGACGGATGCAGAGTCGGGACTGCCGATAACTTAAACGGCGGGGCTTACGCAAAGCTTGGGACCGAGCGCCATGACGGTGACGCAAGTTGGCGCTATAAGCGAGATGGCGGCGCGGGGGAGTTTTCACAGCCGAAAGGCCGCTGGCCCGCCAACTTCGTCATCTCGCATGACCCCGCGTGCGGAGAGCAGTGCGTGCCCGGCTGCCCGGCGTTGCTGCTGGACGCGCAGAGCGGGGAGACCGCCAGCCGCGAAGGAAAGTCGCGCACCAGTAGCCGCCCCGGCCTAGGGTACGGCATGACGCATACGGGCGCGGAGTACAGCGATCGAGGCGGTGCCTCGCGCTTCTTTGCCAACTTCGACGCCGAACCGTTCTTCTTCTGCGCCAAGCCGGGCCAATCAGAACGGGACATGGGCTGCGACCAACTCCCCGAACAGCAGATCGTGCAGTTCCAGACGGCCAACGGGACGAGCGGCAAAGCCTCCAGCATCTCCGAGGGCCGGGACACCCGCCGCCGCAATATCCACCCCACGGTCAAGCCTGCTCGCCTCATGGCCTACCTCTGCCGCCTGATTACGCCGCCCGATGGGTTGGTGCTCGACCCCTTCTGCGGGTCCGGCTCTACCGGCGTCGGCGCACTCCGCGAGGGCTTCCGCTTCCTCGGCCTGGAACTGAACCCGGAATACGCGGAGATCGCGCAGGCCCGGCTCGCCCATGTGCAACCGGAGATCGCGCCCCTATCCGCCACCGCCCCGCGCCCTGCGCCGGTCAAGACTACTCCCCAACTCGGACTCTTCTAATGAACGAACCCCTCTATTACGGCAACATCACCCGGCAGGAGTACCTGGACGGGGAGAAGAACGCGCACATCCTCGCCACCAAGTTCGGCAAGACGCTCCCCGCCTGGCGGGACGACGCGGGCCTCGTGAGCGCGGCCAACCTCGCCTTCGTGCGGGCGGCCCAGCACTTCGACCGAGGCATGGGCTGGCGCTGGCTCACCTACCTCTACACCGCCGTCTACCGCGCCCTGCACCGGGAATGGACAGAGCAGCGCAACCTCCAGCGCCTGGCCTCCCCGAACGCCCGCATCCCGAAGGACACGCCCATCGAACCGCTCCTCTCCCTGGAGCAGTTCTTGCTACCGGAGAGCGGCGAGGAGCAGGACTTTACCCTCTCCCACGAACGCCCCGTCGAGGACTACGTGGTGAACAAGATCCACCTGGAGCGGTGCCTGGCCACGCTCACAGACCTGCAGCGCCTCCGCATCTACGAGTTGCTGGACGAGGTGCCCATGAGCGAGTGCGCCGAGATCACCACGCGTCAGAACACCTCCTACCAGCGGGCGTTCGCCATTCACAAGCTGCGCCCCGCCTACTTCGGCCCGGTCGCGGAGATCCCCCTGCGATGCGGTTAGTATTCAACGGAGACTGCGTGGCCGGAATGCCGCAGCAGATCGGGGATGGCGCGGTGGACGTGATTATCACGTCTCCTCCGTATAACCTGGGGATCAAGTACCGCTCCTACGATGACGACCGCAGCCGGGCGGAATACCTGGAGTGGACGCGACAGTGGGCGCGGCAAGTGGCTCGGGTACTGGCGGAGAAAGGCTCCTTCTTCCTAAACTTCGACAGCCCGGCCTCTGATCCAGGGCTGGCGTACGACGTGCTGGCCCTCATGCAGTGGCACTTCGTCCTTCAGAACCGCTTCATCTGGGTCAAGAGCTACAGCCCTGACCTGGCGGGCGGTGCCCCCTGTCGCGGCCACGTCAAGCCGATCAACAGCGAGCGGTTCACGAACCACGCCTGGGAGTACGTCTTCCACTTCACCCACGACGGGAAGGTGCCCCTGGACCGGCTGGCGGTGGGCGTCCAGTTCGCGGACAAGAACAACCTGAAGCGCGGGGCTCGCGGGGCTCACGGTGACGTGCGGGACGCGGGCGACGTGTGGCCCATCCCCTACGAGACGATCCAGCACCGGGCGAAGGACCGCCCCCACCCGGCCACCTTCCCGGTCGCCCTCGCGGAGCGGTGTATCCGCCTGCATGGCGCGGAGCGGACCCGGCTGGTGCTGGACCCGTTCTGTGGCCTCGGCAGCACCCTGCGGGCCGCAGAGATCGTGGGCGTGGACAGCGTGGGCTTCGAGATCGACCCCTACTACGCCGAGATTGCCCGAGGAGGCACCGCATGAAGCTAATCCCCCGATGCCGACCCTTTTGGGCGTGGGAGCACACCTCCCCCGGCCCCGTCTTCGACCTCTGGCACCTCGGCTTCTGGAACTTCTGTCGAGACTGCGACGACCCTTTCTGGAAATGGACGGTGGATTGGAATGTTGACTAGACCCAAGGAACTCCCTGCCGATCTGGCGATGCTTCAGCAAGTCGCCCTGAACGCGGACGTGCGTTACGCAGACGCCCTCCAGCGGAAGCGCGAGGCGGACAACGAAGTAGGAAGCGCGGAGTGCTCGGCCATGAACGCCTGGAACGAATATCACAAAGCCCTGCTGGAGCGCGTCAAGTTTCGCACGTCGGCTCTCTACCGCAGCGACCTCGGCCCCAAACTGGACCCGGAGCTACGACCGAAGGCGGTAGGCTAATGACGGAAGCAGACCTGGACCCGCGCATCATCACCGCCCTCGGGCACTGGACGTACGGCGTCGACACGCAGGAAGCGTTCCCCGATTGGGACGCCGCCGCCGACCTGCGGGCGCGAGTCCTGCGCGGAGACTGCGAGTTGCACAGCCTCTACCTGCTGATGGACGGACTGGTAAAGGCGGAGCGGGAAGCGTGCGCCGTCGTTGCTGACGATGAAGGCAATCGCGTAGATGGACTCAATGCCGACAGGTATTGGCAGTCCTGCCGCATTTCAGGGGCTATTCGCAGTGGCAAGCGACCGGAGCGCCCCGATGGAAAGTGACGCCGCGCCCTGCTTCTCCCCCGAGGAGCGTGCCCTCCTGCTGGCGCGGGCCAAAGCCTACCGGCT